ACGCTGCAAGCGGAGTTCAATATCACGACCGATATCAAACCGAATCGGAGGCACTCAGAACCGGAGCGACGGCAACGACGGAACTCTATTACTCAGCACAAGCGGACGGAGACGGATACGCTCAAAGCGCGAGTAGCGACACCCCGACAGCGGGGAATATAATCAAGCGAAAGATTTACTATTCCGAGGCGGGTTTTGCAGACCCTGATACGGGCACATGGGTTGAGTTCACACCGGCTCCCGCAGATGATGCGGCATTTGCTACGGTAAAGGCGGCACTACTTGAAAACCTCAAAGCGAGGACAGGCGGCACAGTTCCAATTAGCCTCAAACAAACATGGGAAGAGGTAGCGGAGGCAAGCGATTTGCTTGACACGTACACGGGTGCGGCAGCGGGTTACTCTTTACGCAGAATTAAAAGCACGGCAACGAATGCAATCCGCGTTCGTAGGTCGAGCGATAACACGGAGCAGGACATTGGATTTGTAGATGGTGAACTCGATACTGTTTCTCTTTTGGCTTTCGCAGGTACGGGCGATGCGTTCGTAAAGGTCTGGTATGACCAAAGCGGAAACGGCAACGACGCGACGCAGACGGACACAGCGAATCAACCTCAAATCGTTTCAAGCGGTGCGGTGATAGTGGAGAACGGGAAGCCTGCGTTTACGTCATCCAAAACAACAACTTTATCCTTAAGCACAAGAATAACCAATGTACAATCGGCTTTTTTAACGCTTGCTCCAGAGGACATAAACGTAACACCCATAACAGATTGGGGATATTTTTTGTTAGGAGATACTACGGCAGTCGATTACCATTCTGACTATCATTATAATTGGCTTCATCCAACTGTTTCTTCTGCGAGCGTAAGAAACGGAAGTAATTATCTCAATGGTTCTTCCGCAAACCTCACCACAACGGCAAGAACGGAACAGCAATATTTAGTTAGTTTAATTAGCACATCTGCGACGAATACTGTCGGAACGATTAGCAAGGACAGAACGCGCGCGAACCGTAGTTGGGTAGGAAGCCGTCAGGAAATTATTTTGTATTCTGACGACCGCACAAACGAACGCGCTGACATCGAAACCAACATCAACACCTTCTATTCAATCTACTAATGAACGGCTATATCATAGTACTCCCTGAAGGCGTTTTGACAAGCGAGCAACGCGCGGAGCGAATCAGCCGCGAACTCTACTGCGTCACCGCACCACTTGCAACACAAGAACCCTACCAACACGATGGGAAGGTGTTCGGTATGGTGGAGCATCCTGACGGGGTGCAGTTCGCTTTACAAGTGGACACCGCATACAACATACCCGTGAGTCCATTGGCGACGTTAGAACGTCTTATTTCGCTTATGACGGAACTAACGGAAGCAGAGGTACGGCAGTTGTCTTCCTACGTTCTCAACTCGCAATCGTTTCCGTTTGGCGCAATCGTTCCAAGTACGACGACCGTGAGGACGTATGAAGAAATGGTGGCGTTGGGTTGGTTTCCTGAAGAGCCAATTGAATGAATTTGAAATTCACTAAATTGCACCCATGAAGGTCACAATTCAAAAGACTTGCAAGCTTGGTCCTAAGACATGGAAGGCCGGCGACGTGGTAAATGTCACAAAGGAATTTGCAGCGGAATTAAAAGCCGGCGGATACCTTGACAAGCCAATTAAAAAAGAACCCCAAAAAACTGAGAAATAATGGCCGTATTCAACGGAACAAATTTAGGTGTATACGTCGACGGCACTATTATCGCGGCGGCTACGGATTGCAGCCTGTCCCTTAACATGGACACAATTGATATCACAACCAAAGACAGCGCAGGATATCGTGAACTCCTCGCTGGATTGCGTAGCGGTTCAATGTCTTGTAATGGTTTGATTGATTATCAAGGCACGAACACCGACACCGTCGACCTTGTGTCAGCATGGACCAACCGCACTTCACTTACTTTGAAATTCAGCAATGAATTAACAGGTGACCAGTCTTATACGGCCAGCGGTTTTTTGACTTCATTGGAGCAGTCAGGCGGCACGGAAGACACAGCGACCTACAGCGCAAGCTTTGAATTGACCGGTGTTGTCACTCCTGCCACTATCGCCTGATGATTGAGATAAACGGAACGGATTACCCGGTGCGCTTTTCAATGAAGGCGCTCAAGAAGTTTGAACGCAAGACGAAGGTGAATGTATTTGCTTTGTCTGACCCGTCCAAATTAAGCGCAGACGCTTGCAGCTTTCTTTGCTTCGTTGGTGTGGAGTGTGGATGTGATTTTGAAGGCCAGGAGTTCACAATGACCCTGGAGGAATTCGAAAACCACATAACACTCGGACACGTAACCCAATGCTTTGAAGCACTGGGCGAATACAGCGACCAAAAAAAAGCGTAGGCGAAACTCAAGCGCTCACATGGCGCGACGTTATAAAGACGGGGATGGGCTTACTTGGCCTGTCCCCTTCTGCGTTTTGGTCAATGACCTTCGGCGAAATAGGCGCGGCGAGTGAAGCCAAAAGCGAACACGATGAAATTCAACAACGAGCAGAATGGGAGCGCGCGAGATGGCTTGGCGTTATCATCATGCAACCGCACCTTAAAAAAGGGCGTAACTTGAAACCGAAAGATTTAGCGGTTTTTCCTTGGGAAAGCACACCTTTAAGAGGTAGCAAGATGTCTAAGGAGGAACTTTTTGAAGCAATACAACAACGCGACGGATGGCAAAACTAAACGACCTCATTGTAACGATTGGATTGAAGACTGGCCAGTTTGATAAAAAGCTGGGGCAATCCATGTCTAAAATGCGGAATTTTGGCAGGAACACCAAAAGACTCGGACGGGGATTAAGCGCCGGACTAACCGCACCCCTTGCCGCTATCGGGGCAACATCCTTTCAAGTTGCCGCAGCCTTTGAGCAGTCAATGGCCAAGGTCAAAGCCGTTTCAGGTGCTACCGGTGAGCAGTTTAAAAGCTTAGAAAATAACGCCAAACAACTCGGCGCATCTACACGTTTCACCGCTTCCGAGGTTAGCGCGCTTCAACTTGAGTACGCAAAACTAGGTTTTTCAGCGGACGAAATTACGCAGGTAACACAAGCCACGTTAAACCTTGCACAGGCTACCGGCTCAGACCTTGCGCAATCCGCTGAGGTTGCCGGTTCTACTTTGCGCGCGTTCGGGATGGACGCAAGCCAAACGGGAAAGGTCACGGATGTAATGGCCGCCGCGTTTAGTTCATCGGCGCTTGACTTGGATACTTTCCAAGATTCTATGAAGTACGTTGCACCGGTTGCTAAGGCCGCCGGTGTTTCATTGGAAGAAGCCACGGCGATGCTTGGACAGCTTGCTAATAACGGTATCAAAGGCAGTCAAGCCGGCACATCCTTACGGAGGATTTTACAAGAGGTTGCCGGTACAGGTTTGGACTTTGGTACGGCTATGCAGAAAACAGCCGACGAGGTTATAAACTTAGCCGACGCAAAAGATGAGGTCGGCCGTACTGCTTCGAGTGCTTTCCTTGTTTTAAAGGAGGGTATGAAAGATGTAGATGGCTTGACGGAGTCACTAAAGAAAAGTAAAGGCGCAGCGGCAGGCATGGCCGCCACGATGGACGACACTGCCGAGGGTGCAATGAAGCGGATGCAGTCGGCAATTGAAGGCGCACAAATTGAAATTGGCTCTGCACTTGCTCCAGTGATGACGGAGTTAGCCGGGAAGATTTCAAGCGTGGCAAATGCCTTTACAAACTTGAGCGACAAAACTAAAAAATACATTGTAGCAGGTGCGGCAATCGCTGCCGCCATTGGGCCGCTTATGATGATTTTGCCGCCGCTTATCTCTGGGCTTTTGGCTTTGATTTCTCCTGTTGGTTTGGTGATTGCCGGCATCGTTGGGCTTGCCATTGCAGTCGTGACGTTCGCCGATGAGGTAGCCGGTCCGATTGCTTCGGTCATAAATATGTTCATCACGATGTACAACGAACTGGGATTGGTTCGTGCAATATTCGGAGGAATTAAAGGCGTGGCGCTGGGTGTGTTTACTTTCCTTTACACAGGATTTCAAAGGTTAGGAATGGCCATCACCGGCGTTTCTGATATTATGCTGGCGATTTTTGCCGGTAACTTTGAGGAAGTGCCTGACATCGCCCGAAAAGCATTTGATGATATCGCTGATAGCGTTGTTGAAATGGGCAAGACAATCGCGGATGATTTCGTGGAATCTGTCACCAACGAACTCGAAAGGGAGCCGTTTGATTTAGTGACTGATGCAACAGTCGCCGAAGCCATTAAAAGGCTTGGAGATTTAGGCAGCTTAATACCTTCCGCAATTTCAAACGGCGCAACGTCAGCCGGTGGAGGGCCTGCAAATCCTAAAGCCATTCAAGCCGGTCAAATTGGTACAGGTGTAGGAAGCGCCCAACTGATGGGGCAAGGCAGCGCCGCCGCTGATGCTCAATCTGAACTAAATGAGCAGATAGGAATCAGCATTAGCATGGCCCCACAAATGGAGGCGGCTTACGCAGGTATAGGCATGGCAATGGGTGGGCTTATCACCGGCACGATGAGCCTCACAGATGTTTTTGCAGGCGCTATTACAGGGCTGGCAAATTTACTTATTGATTTAGGCGGGCAATTTATCGCCGCCGGTGTAGCGGCACAGGCTTTTTTCATTAACCTAATAGCAAACCCAGCCGTCGCAATTGCTGCCGGTGTTGGTTTGGTTGCTGCTGGCGCAGTGATAAAGGGGTTACAACAAAGAATGGAGAGTTCTCCGCCGGCATTGGCAAAAGGCGGCTTAGCTTTTGGCCCTACGATGGCGATGGTTGGCGACAACAAAAACGCTGGAATTGACCCGGAAGTAATCGCACCTTTGAGCAAGCTGAAAAACATGATGGGAAGCGGACAGAATGTAGTTGTCACCGGGAAGATTTCCGGCCGTGATATCCTGCTCACCAGCGAACGAAATGCAATTGACCGAAACCGTGTAAGAGGATTCTAGAATGGCTGACCCAATAAGACTATTTGCAGAGTTTACCGATGACCAAGGTTATGACTGGCGCGTAAACATCCACGACGCTTTGCATGCTGCCGCTGCAACCGAGTTCACTCTAGGTGCAGATGGTTTTGTACTTCGGTATTCTGGCGACAATGAGAACCGTTATCAACCCGTCATAGGTAGCGAGCTTACATTCACCCTGATGGAGCAGACCGCCACAGAAACGGCATTCATGGACTTGCTTTCTACGGCGGCCGAAAACCGTTTCAGCGTGAGCGTAATGAAGAACCCGGACACATTTCCCACGCTTTGGTGGGGCGGTGTGATATTGCCGGAACAAGTAACAAGGCCAGACGGTTATTTTCCTATTGCAAACACCATCACGGCAGCCGATGACGTTGGTAACCTAGAAGCCATCGACTACAACAACGACGGCGCAGCATACACCGGATACGATTCGATTTTGAATCACGTTGCAACGTGTTTATTAAAAACCCGTTCGACCCACCTATGGGGCACGGATGATTTTTTGCTCTACGTCAACGACTTTGATAGCGTTGATTATACGGGCGACAATCAAATGAAGGATGCGCGAGTAAATCACAACGCATTTTACAACATAGACGAGAACGGAGTAAAGCAATATTTCAAAACATTTGAAGTTTTGGAGAGCATCGCTATGGTCTTCAATTCTCGAATCTTTCAGAGCGAAGGGAAATGGTGGTTTCTCCCGGTAGGCGCTCAATTGAATTCGACTGAATTGCTTGTTCAAGGAATTCAAAAGGATTTCACCGATTTACAGGAGCAGGATATAAGCGCTGATAAACCTTTTGCAACTTCGTTTTTTACCAAAACAAACGGCTACGAATTCAGTAACCTCACCCCATTAAAAAGGGTAAAACGTTCACGACGTTACGACGGCAATTCACCTTTGCTTGTTGAAACGCTTTACGAAAAAACGGAATTCGGCACTACGCTTACAGGCACAGAAATGGACTATTTGGAAGATGGTCAGTTTTTAATAACCGGCGTTTTCAATTACTCGTACGATGGTGACGGAGTTACGCAAGATGATGAGAGAGTAGGCCGCGTTGAATTGCAATTTGAACTCAAATGCGGCGACCAGTATTTGATGCGGAATGTGAACTACATTGGAACGGTTCAAAATTTCCAACTTGTTTCGCCAACATTGCTTCAGTACACCGGCAACACCTACGACCAAGCTTCTTGGGAAACCGCAGCGGAGAAATATTATTTGGTAAGTCCTGTATTCGACACCAATGCAGGCGGTGAATTTTCCATTCCAATCAACATTGTTACGCCGCCGCTTCTAGCCAATGAAGTTGGAATAGAATTAACCGTAACCATTCGAGGCATTGACTACGAAGGAAACCTAAATAACAACCTTACAAATAACGCCGGTTCTAATTACTCAATCAATTACCTGCGTGCATTTGTGCAAGGTGACGACGTATACGGTGACCAAACGTCGTTCACGGCGGTAAATTCTGACACCTGCCGATTTAACATTGACCAAGGTGTGGCGTTAATTGGCGACCAAGACACGGTGAACAGTTTAGGCATCATCAAGGTAGTTACCACAGGCGGTTTAATTCCCTCCAGCGGATGGCAAAGCTTGAACTACACCGGCACAGGAATCGGCATCAATCGGCTTGGAGTTCAAGAGGTTTTAAGCGGACAGCGTAAAGCGTTAAGAATTCAACGCGGCGAAGTGTTCGGCAGACCTATTGGAATGTATCAAGTCATCGATGACACGGACGGCACTTATGCGCTGTTTGAAATGACGTACACGGCGCGTCCATGCATGAATGAAGTTGAAGCGTTTAAACTGACGCGCGACACGTCCACAACGACGGTAACGGATGGTCCGGTAATTGATATTTCGCGGCCAATATCTGCAGGTTTTCAAGGGGCTACCGGCGGCGTATATGAGGCAATAAACAAAACGCTTGGGCTACACGTTCAGAACTACGGGGGCCGGCACACTAGCCGAGTTTTAGAAATTGAAAACCGCGATGCATTTGTCAAGTATCTCGGTCAGGTTGAGTGGATGATTTTCAACACTTGGATTTCCATAAACGGTAATAGTACGATGTATTTGCCGCGCGTAGTCAACAGCGAAGGCCGCACGATTCAATTTCACAGCGACGGAACAATAGGAGCCAACAAATACATTACGTTACTACCACACCCAGCAGACACGGGCGTTACCATCGACGGCGGAACGGGGCATAACTTCAATAGGGCTTACGATGGTATCACTATATTGTGCCACGGAGGGCAGTGGTATATAATCCAGAAAAAAGAGAAGTAATGGACTGGCAAATTTGGGCGGCATTTCTGCCGGTGATTGTGGGAATTGTAGGTGTTTGGGTTAACCTCAACAGCACGGTGGCCCGTTTAAAAAGCAGGGTGATGCAATTGGAAATAACACAAGACGAGTTTAAGCAGATTGCGAAAGAGCTTCTAGTGAGCATTCACAAAATTGAAATCATGCTGGCGAAGATGGAAAAAGAGTAACGCCATGAAGCATTTCAATTATTCCGAATTCAACTGCAAATGTAGAACCTGCAAACGCAACGGTGAAACTCGCGGCGAAGACCACATGGACGAGGATTTTTTGCAGATGCTCGACCATGCGCGCGAACTCAGCGGAATTCCGTTTGTAGTGAACAGCGGCCTACGTTGTGAGGCAAACAACAAAACCGCAGGAGGGAAAAAGAACAGCGCCCATTTAACGGGCTGCGCGGCTGACATCCATTGCATCGATTCCCGGTCACGGTGCTACATTATCGGAGCGCTTTTAGAGTCCGGAATAAATCGCATAGGCATTGCACCCACCTTTATCCACGCTGACAACAGCTACGACGCTGAACACAGCGAAGATGTTATTTGGCTTTACAACTGATGCAACACCGGCCACGACTATCACCACAACAATTGAAGGCCTTGGAAAGCCTGCGCTTAAAAGAGCGCCGCCTACTTG